ATGTTATCGTACATCGATGAAAATACCTGTTGCGCAACCTTGGATGAGTCGCAATTTTCTGATAGATCATACGTTAAGTTCTTGATCCTATTGGTGACGTTATCAAATTTCATATCCTCAATACGACCTGAGCGTTTAATGACCCTCATATATCTAAAATTCTAGTTTATTTTTTAACTTATTTCTTACATTCAAGATCTTTACTCCGAACAGCGACGCTTCCCGCCACTTCCATTTTGCGGTTAGGCTGAAGAAGATATGTATTTACGAAAAAGGGACCCTCCTCACCCGCCTTAGCTACTGGGGCGTATGAACCAACAAAGCATACTGGGGGTTTACAGACAATCTTAGCCTCTTTTTTTAGCGTGGGATGTTGAGCATACGCCTGGTCAAAATCCGACATGGACAACATTTACTATTTACATATAATTTTTTTCCGTGAGTATATTAAATGGGTGACAATCTCCATCTCAATTCTATCAAACAAACCAAGACTCCATTGAACTCGCTTTTCTTCTCTGAGTTCAACATCGATTTGCTTCAGCGTGGTATTCGTCAGGCCTTCAAAAATAAGAGTGGTATATCTATTGATTACCAAAACCCCGATGATTTATATAGTCTCATGCGAGTCGTATTCATCAACAACGCCGGTGACCACAACGTGAACGTCAACGAGCAGGTGAAGACCATGAACACACGTGTTATCGAAACTGCGGTTGGTCAGATTCAAACTGGTGTATCCCAATACATTACGTACATCAATGAAATTGACACAACCCGAAATCTGTTAGACCGACCGGTTAATACAAGCACTACCGGAAATAAAATGGACTCGAATACTAAAATCGGCATCAAGTAGTTTAAAGTTATGTGCTGTTGGTAGAATAAGTATGAATCTTAACTACTACAAATTTGAAACAGAAAAGGTATGTAAATCAAAGGGGTGGGACAGGGCTCCGATAGATACAGTATGGCTTCTATTGACGGAGGAGTTCGGTGAGTTGGCATCCGCTATTCGCCAACATAAAAAGACTTTTAAAAAAACAAATCTCAAAAAGGATCGAGGCACTGATATTATGATGGAAATGGGTGATGTATTTAGTTATCTCTTTCAGCTAGCACACATGTTAAACGTGGATTTGGATAAAATGTGGTGCGAACACAAAACTAAGATGATGGACAAAAAATATAATCTGAAGTAATGGTAAGTATGAGTTCGTATATGCTCAACGACGAAGATGCGATCAATGATGTCAACCCATTTGTCACGCATGATTTCTCCCTTCCAGGGGGTGTGCGACAGATGAACGAATTTGAAAATTTTTCAGAACTAGCAACTACTGCGAGTGTGCCCGTGTCAGTAGATGAACGTAGTGTGTTTTGTGATTTCGGGTTATGCGGAAACCAATTAAAGCCAATGACTCGTGATATCGTTATACAACCGAAACGGAATATAGATACCGGTTTTACATGTGCTCCTAAGAAGACGGTCGTACAAGAAGTGCGAGTACCTTATTTTGGCTTCTTTCTATGCGCACTCGTCACGCTTCTGATTCTATTTTATTCAGGACGTCGATGAAATACTTTAGACGACTTGGGTTATTACATTCCTGAATCACTTCATGAAGGTATTTTTTACAAAACTTCTTCATAAACGCCACTTGCCAAGCACTGTTCATATTGATAATCGGTGGTTGGAATGTTGGATCCAAAATTTTACTCGCATGTGTGAGACGAACGTAATCGTATTCTAGTGCCAAAACCTTGTCGAGGGTAAGTTCGGCAATTTTATGTTGAACTTCAATGGTTCTCTTGACCATCGTATCTAGAAACTTTACGTATGAAATGTTCCTATCATTAGACTTTATCGTGGTCCAATCTCCATTAGGCTGGGTGGAAATGTAATCAACGTATGTATCATTTGTATTGGGTCGTTCATAGATAATTTCTATATAATTGACCTTAGAATCAACGTCATACACGGATGTCGCACTTTTGAGGAAGCAAGTCATGTGAAAATAAAGCAAATGTATTCTTTAAACACCTAAGTTGGGTATTTCCATGGTATAAAACCATGATCCAAAATCGAAATGTATTCTTCGATCGCCAACAACAGTTTCTCATATCTCCTGACACTGGATGAATTTCGTAAATCCTTATCTGATGAGTTACGACCTTCATGGATTAAAATTACCACGATAACGATGGTGTCGAGTTTTGTTCAGCATATTGATATCAAGAAACTTCGAAGCATTTTCGAGACTATTGGTTCTTACACGATGAAACGAACAGGTTCTGGTAATGAGGGAGGGTTTAATTGGAAATTGAAACCCACTACATTTTACAATCAAGTGACACTGACCTATCATGACAGTTACAGTACCAAGTCTGTAAAGGTGTTTCCCAATGGAAGCATTCAGGTTGCCGGATGCTGCGATCTCTTTGACTGTAAACGAGTCATCACCCAGCTTACGTATATTTTCAAGACGTTTCTCGATATCGATCACGATGTCCCAGAAGAGTCGTTTCGCATAGTGATGATAAACTCGAATTTCAGTTTAAACTACAACATCAATCTTCACGCAGTTTCGAACTGGTTCGAAGAATATGATGACATCTTCAAAGTATCTTTTGAACCAGATCGTTACTCCGCTGTCAAGATCAAGTTTAAGCCCGCAAATGATATGAAGGAGATTACTTGTAGTATCTTCAGTACCGGTAAAATTATCATCACTGGCGCAGAAACCCTGAAAGAAATCGCATTCGCATATAACATTATTAACCAACACATCAATGAAAATCCAACAATCCGTGTATCCCGAACACAGGAAACGGATGTATTTGATATTTATCTCGGATACAAATGTGATCCTTTCGTGGAACTTTTGAAGAAAAGGGGATTCAAATCGTGGGTTCACACAATTAACAACCGACAAATTAATTTCTAGATTTATAGTACAATATGTCTCAGCGACTTGGAATGGCCGATGGTCGATGCTTTACAGTGAACTCTTCAGCCCAGTTGTTCAACAACTATGTCATGAAGCAGAACAATATTACTTTTGAGGATAACTATTCTTACCGCCAGCTTCTCCAGAAGTCCGGTCCCGAACTCTTCAACAAGGTGCAGGTAGATAACCAGGGTGTGGGCCCTTGCGTAGACTGTAATAAACCACTCATAGATACATCGAAAATTTATTGAGCTAAATCCTGAAATTTACTTTATATACCCTACTGTAGAATGTCCACATGCTCTATATGCCTCAGTGAAGTCAAATCGACGAGAACAAATCCGCCGATTCGATGTGGGCATATATTTCATTCACACTGTCTACAGATGTGGAAAGATCGAGGTAAGAACACGTGTCCCACTTGTAGAAAAGTATTTGACGGTTCTCAATTTAGTATCGTAGTCACGATTCAAAACAATCACACAGCAGCTGCAAACTCTGTGTCATTGAACGAAGATTCCTTATTCGATGTATTGGACATGTTCAATATTAATTTTGACGTGGAAAACCAACCCGACCTAGAGAGTATTCTTGCCGACTTTGGGGTGGGTCTTGCCGACTTTGATTCCTCTATTTTTGACACAGAATGATCCACAGTACAGACTGTAATTCAGAGAAGAGTAATCCCTCGAACTTTCACGTGGATCCTTGATCATTTTACCACGGGCGTCCGTCAGGAGAGGACCCGTAGCCCAACCACGTTTATGACTGAATACATTTGCTTTGAATATGATACGCTTCCCAACCTTGAAACTTCCCGCTCTTTTTATTCGGGAGATGGGAACTCGGAAGAACTCCGCTACTGAGCGAATAGTATCACCCTCTTTGATTTTATATTCGATGACACCATGTTGCTTATAGAAATGGAAATCTCCCTGACGAATATAATTTGTAGGTCTTCCAGGTGATACAAACATCATAACTTTGTAATACCCCTTTTTACACTTTTCGTTCGCACGGGCTTTATAGACCTTTTTTGGGTTATCAGAAACAACGCGGTCCGCTAAGCCCTTACACGATGTGTAATTATGATTCACATTAGAAAGCCCTGATCGATCCCCTGGAATAGATTTCTGCCACCTATACGCTTCGTAGTCACCCACGGCGTATGCGTAGCAATTATTACTACTGATACCTTTCCCAGTAGACCATCTCCGATCTGTAAATTTTGGTTCGGAACCACTCAGGGGTAAGCCCTTCATCTTATTATTCAAATAGAAAAAAATGTGTGTATGTAATAAATGATTAGGGATATTGCCAAGTCTGAAAATCGCACGGATATGATTAGGGAGTTGCTACTTTACACACTAGCTCTTTTAATTACCACTTTCCTGATCCGCATTCTCTGGAATCGATCCCTCGTGAAGCATATAACTGTTCTCAAACCCATTAACACTCTCTCCGACGCTTTCATCCTCTCTATCGCTCTCAGTGTAGTACGAGGTCTTTAAAATTCAGTGTATCCGATACTTATCTCACCATCGGGATGAATGATATAAGGAAATCCAGTGATATTGTCACACGATTCTTCATTACAATTTATAAAGACGTAATGCCTCTTTGTATTGTTTAAATATTCCAGCTGCTTACGAGTCCATTTACACGTCATGGTCCCATAAACAGTCCATTTTTTAACCCCTGTTTCAGTATGTGTGAAAACCTTTTTTTCACCCGTCTGACAAAGAATGTATATGCTTGCGATGATGAGTAGTACAATCAATAACATTTTATTGTAAGTAAATATTAAAATGTCATCGACCGTATTCACCATCGGAAATAAGAACGTCACACTCAAATACACCAGGAAAATGCCCCGTGGTGAAGTTGAACGGATGAAATCATTCGTCACCAAGAATGGTGAGAAACTCGTCAAGACTCCAAAGTTTAAGGTACTCTCCCAGGTTGACGAGGGTACGAAGAGGGTTTTTAAGGTCGTACTCTGACGATGCCAGGGCGTTTTTTGGGTTTCATTTTACCCGCTTTTAGAATAGCCACTGCCCTCCCTTTAGCAGCCTCTTTGTTTACGGGAGATTGGTACGTCTTTGTAGGTGGTACAACGACGACCACGGGTTTTTGGGGCTTGGGTAAAGGAACTGACACCTTCTCACCACTGAAGAAGGGTTTGGAGAGAACATCCTCAAAGCTAAGCTCAACAGACTTATTTCCTCTCAGTCGGTAGTTCTTGACAACATTCGATTTACTCACCAGATATTTTGCGGGTAACAGGTTTTCGATGAACGTTTTCACCACGCGTTCATTACGTGTCCGTGGTTTGCTAAATATGCTGTGTATGGAGTTCAAAAAGTAATGTAAATCATAGTGCTTGTCCGACTTTCTCGAAATACCGATGTTCTTGTAATTGTTCGCATTGATAAGGGGATTTTTAATCCGTGGGAACACGGCAAATCCGAAATCAATAATGACAGCTTCAAAACCCGCATTAGAAATCGTATACGTCTTACCA